GCCATGCTCATTTTGTTTAGGTGATGCTTATGATGGACACCCTTTATGACTGGCTAATTGATGGCTTTACGTGGCTTGTGATCAAGCTCGGTATTATGTGGATTGAGAGCAAGATTTTTGTTATCCAATTCTTCTGGGAGATGTCCCAGAAAGTGATTGATATGTTTACCATCTATCCGCTTATCCAACAGGCTATCGATATGCTGCCTCCTCAATACAGCGGCTTTCTGTTCTTTTTAGGGTTAGACCAAGCGCTGGCTATCGTGCTTCAGGCTTTGATGACCCGTTTTGCCCTGCGAGCGTTAAACCTATGAGTATCTTTATTCATCACGGCGCGCCAGGCTCTTATAAAACGTCAGGGGCATTATGGCTTCGTCTGCTGCCGGCGATTAAGTCAGGCCGTCACATCATCACGAATGTGCGAGGCTTAAACCTTGAACGCATGGCTAAGTACTTAAAAATGGATGTCTCGGACATCAGTATCGAGTTTATTGATACAGACCATCCTGACGGTCGCTTAACGATGGCGCGTTTTTGGCACTGGGCGAGAAAGGACGCGTTTCTCTTTATCGATGA